AATAAAACAGGTTGCTGCTGTTAAGAGTGCGGGTATCATAAGGACACCGAACCACCCCACATAGAGGCGGTTGTCGGTGCTAGTAACCCAGTCACAGAATTCATCCCATCCTTGGAGAGGGGATTTATTTAGTGTGGCTGTTGTCATTTAAAAAAGTCCGGGAATAATTTGTCCAGTAAATATATAAGAACCTAGTGCTGCAACGAATCCTATCATAGCAAGCTGTCCATTGACACGCTCTGCATTTTCATAGTAGTTTACATCCATTACTTCTACTTGTGGTTCAGTTGCAAATTTGTTATTAGGCATTAGGGGTTAGGATAAGTGTACTGGGCGAGGATGATAAGTCAGGTCGCCGCTACACTATTTATTTTTTAGGAGGTCTCCCTTTTTTGGTACCGTAAGTACCTTTTCCTTTGGGCATATCAACCTGTTGGATAATTTTTTGTGTGTATTTTCATCCTATCGAGCCAACCAGGGGCTTTTTCATTATAGTTTTTCAGATGGTCTTCGCTCCATTTTCTATAATTTGGAGGCATTTCTTTTCCGTAGTTTACTTGAGCTTTTTTTATCGGGAACATAGCTGGGCCAAGGTTCCTTATCTTCATAAAGTCTGTAGCATTAGGAGCATTAGCATCACCTGATCTTATGATCTTTTTATTTGTCTTATTACCTTTGCTACCACCAACTGTAAAGCTAGGGTCACCAGCTATCTCAGGGTTGTTTATCATTAATTGCTTTACTAACCATTCAAATCCTAACTGATTTACTCCTGGGGATAACTCCTCTTCATTAAATAATATGTCACCCGGTTCAGGATCTATTGGTCCTGGGTCTATTTCTTTTCTCCACTCATCACCGAAAGATCCATATAAGGCATCATTAGCAATTTGTAAGGATCTATTTTTTGTTCTAGTATCTGACCTAGATAGTGCTGATGTCATAATTAGAAATTAATATCAGATCGTTCCAGTTTTTCCATTATTTTTCTACGATAAGCTGGGTCATTATCATAGCGTTTATCACTCATAGCAGCAACCATTTCTTGCTGACTTTCAAACCTGTCTAGATTTGCTTTGGGGGCTTTACCTTGCACTTGATCTCCATCAAAACCTATTGCATCATTATATCTATAAGCTAAGGAACGTACTGCAAAGAAAGCAGCTAGTGGGTCACCCCTTTCCATAACTTTATCAAACATATTTACTTCTGTTTCATTTAGGTTCTGTTGAGCCCAAGTTAACATGTTTGAATAATTTTCATCTCCACCTACAATACCTTTCAATTCTTTTACATCTGATTCAGACATATCTCTAGGAGAATTTTTCTGTCTATACTGTAGATGCATATTAACTAACTCTGCAGGGTTAATATTCTTTAACTTCTCCAGAGTTTCTTCGGTATACTTGTCACCCTGAGCTTCTTCCCATATAGTATCTAGTAAATCAGGGCCAGTGTCTTCTTCTTTCTTTTCTTCTTTCTCTTCTTTTGCTTCAGTTTCAGGAGGGTCTTGTGTATCTTCTTCAGGTTCAGGGTTAGACTCCCCTAATTTTTTCTGTAATTCTACATAAGCAGTCTCTAATTCTTTAGCATCTTTATATTTACCTGCAAGTAAGCTGTCTTGAGCTTCTTGCATTGCCTCCCCTACTTGAAGGGAATCCTGTTCCTCTGCAGATAGGTTATCTACAGAGGTAACTTCAGTGTTCTGTTCGAATGTTAGTGTTTCAGCCATTATACTTCAGGTGGTGGTGGTGGTACTTCTCCTCCTAATCCTCCTTCTAAAATTTCAGGGTTCTTAGTAGGGTCTAGCAGAGGAGCCTTCATCATAGCTGGTGTTTGCTTCATTGCTTCCATCTGCATTTGTTGTTCTTGTGCTTGCTGTTGTTGTTGCTGTATCTCTTGCATACTCTTAACGAGATTTAAGACATCAATGCCTTGAGCAGCAGCTAAGCGTTTAATAACTTCTTCCGCATTAATGTACTGGCTTATAGCTTCTGGTCCCATTGTTTGAGCAATAGTCTGTAAGAAACTACCTAGTGCTTGTACATCTTGTCCTCTTCCTAGAGCATTAATACCCGCCACAATAATAGGCTTAACCATTCCTTTGGGAATACGGGGTATCTCTCCTGTTTTCTGGAAGACAGACAGTTTTCTATTTAAATATGGTACTAGGAATTCAACTGTAAGTAGACCAAAGAGTCCACCAAGTTGCTGTTCTAGTTCCAGTTGAGTCATCTGTACTTCCTGTGCGGTAGTACGTTCTGAATCTCTTACACTAAGAATAAGGAAAGCTTCATTCAATCTCTTCTCAAGAGTAGCCATCAACTCATAAGCTGTACGGAAGTCAGCAGTTTTACCCACTTGGATAACACCGATGTCCTCTGGTCTACCTTGAACGATTGCTCCGTTGCCTGCGTTCGCCAGTGTCTGTGGTTTAGTAGTGCTTGAGGGTGATACAGTAAACACAACTTTTGAAGCCGCTGCAGAGCCTTCTACGAGTGCCTGAGAGAGTGCTTCTAAAGATTTAAGATCTCCTATAAACTGACCTACTCTTCCTCTACCATAAGCTTCACCATCTACTGTGTTAAACCGTAGAGGTAACCATGGTGTTGAATCGATTGGTGCTTTACTATAAGAAGTTTCTATTATTATATCATACACTTCTTGATGCCAGACGAATCTATTATTCTCTCTGGTTACATGAGTATAGATATCACATTCATTCTTATCAGTATCCCCATATTTATTATCAACAACTGAATCTTGTGCTGAACTATGGTAATCTGCTGGTAAGTATTTCTCTATTAGTTTATGGTTGATTCTTTCTTTTGTGACTATTTCAATCACTTCGCCGTTACCATCTCGTTCTATCACATAACGATTCAACGGGAATAATTTCAGACCAGCTTTACCCATAAAGATAAGAGCATTACCACTAACAACTAAATGCTGCAGTGCTTGGTGTATTACTACACGATCATCTGATGCAGCAATAGCATCAAGGATAGTGCGCTCTATCTTTGCAAAGGATAAATCTAATTCTGATTTTAATTCCGGTGGAGTTTGACCTAGTTGCGACTCATCTAACTGTAGTTTAAAGAAGCTGGATTGAGGAGGTACCAAAGCAAGAGATAATTTACTTGCTAATGCTACTACTCCTTTAGCTCCAACACTTTGCCACGGCGTCTTGAGTTGCTTCATACCTTTAGAGTTTTCTTCATGTCCTCTAATAAGATATGGTAAGGTAAGCTTCGTTGCGTCTTCCGCTTCTGATAGAAACTGGGAACGGTCACTTGATAAATAGTCGTAGCGTTCTTTTGCTGACATAATTTATAATTAAATTGGAAGTGGCCTGTAATTTCTATTAAATTGTTGAGTACCTAGAGATCTACCACGTTCTTTAGCTGGTCTCACTCTAGTAATTCTATCTAAAGGCTGCCTATATTGCTGTTGAACAGGAGGCATTGGATTATACGGCTGTCGGCCAAAAGACATTGGGTTGAATCCTTGTCCAGGAATCGGAAGTGATCCACCTGGGTAATCAAAAGCTGGAACCATCAATGGACCACCTTGATTACTAGGGCTACCTAAAGGATCAGCAGCTGAACCAACATCTAAAAGTTTAGGAGTCTTTTCTGTTGATGGTCCTTGAGAAGTTCTGTATGCTTCAAATTGACTTTGAAGATCTGCTAGTTGTTTTTGTGTATCAGATAAATCACCACTTAGATCTGGGTATGCAGGCTGTCTATTCTGCTCAGCTCTCCAGAAATCAAAAGCATTGATACGAGGCTCAAACCAACTTGCTGGTGAACCCCAGTATTCCTTGGGATTCGCCCTTCGTGCAGCATCCCTTCCACTTACTAACCAAGCTCTATAAGCATCTGGTCCTTGTTCTCTCCAAACACGTTCAGGGTACCCACCCTTCCATCGCATGGCTTCAGTGCTTCTATTCCCAGATTCATAGCCAGACCAATCCGGGGTCCAATCGCTTGAAAATGCCATGATATTATATGTTTAGATTATCTATAGTTAACTGGTCATTATATCCACCGCCACCATAACCACCTGAGTACCTTTGACCACCATACATATCCCACATGTTCCGATCCTGTCTAGGTCCAGCCCAATCAGAAGTACGTCTACGTTGTCGGTCTCTAATCTGGCCTTCTAACATAGATTGGCGGTTTCTTTGTTGCTCCTCTTGAGAGAATTGTCTACCTTGTAAGTGACCAAGTTGTTGTTGTAGATTACCATACTGACCTTGCATGGCACCAAACTGACCTTGCATGGCACCAAACTGATTTCCCCAATGTCTATTTAAATCAGCAATAGATTGTTGGTATTGTTGGTATTGATTTACTCCACCAATTGGTTGTTGAACATTTCCTACATCTAAAAGCTGAGGTTTATTTGCTTCATCCCATCTAGCATTCCAAGTAGACCATTTCTGCTCTTGCTCTGTTTGCATATCTCGGAATGCTTTAGTAATATCATTCAACCTCTTGTCATAAAGACCTTTTGCCTCTGCCTCATCAATGAAGGTACTATTAAGGCCCTGTAGGTATTGTTCGATGTGATGTAAAGGTGAACCAGACCTTAACTGATCACCATAACCTTTGTAAAGTCTATTTAGATACGAAGATTGTTTATTGCTCCTAAATGGTTCCTCTCTCCTCTTTTGTTCATAATCATAGCCTTCATACTGTGCCATGGTTTATTCGTCCCTCCTTTTAGAATTGTTGAATGCTTTTCTGCCTGCTGTTCTACCTGATTTGAATTTACTTACAGGAAGATTCTTTTCCATAGCTTTACCTACTAATGCTCCTATAAGTAAAGAACTAACTAATCCAGCAGCAGGTGTTGGGCCAGTCTTTAACATTTGAGGAGTGAATGCTTTGAGTGGTCGCCATCCTGAAAGACCTTTAGGTAATTTCCCAGTCTTTTGGTAAGCTTTCCAAGCTGCCTCAGATAATGTTCTCTTCGACCACTCATTCTTAGCTAATTTTTTTATAGACTTAGCTGCTTTAATCATTAATTCTTTATTCATTCTCCAACCGATGTTTATACCACTCCACTACGGATCTCTGACCTGCTTTAAACATAATGGTGTTGATCTCTTCTTTAGGATGTGGGTTAACTGGTGGAAATTTTTCCTCCATTTCTAGTAGGAGGGACTCGATGTTAGGACCGAGTAATGGTTCAAGCGTATTGGGGTAGGTTGACATTGCTATGCTCGAAGAAAGCTGGCATTCTAGCTCGCTGTGTATCAGAAAACTCTGGGGCTTTCCCTTCATACATTAAGCGATCACTAGCATCCAGCCAAAATTTTTTGTCCAAATATTTATCGGTAGTATTTATACCTAGAGGTTGTAGAACCCAGTTAATGGTGGCCTTCCTAAGTTTATCCAAAGAAGGAGAAGGAGATAAGCCCAACTCAGTACATACAAGGCTATTCGCTCCGACATGGATCTGCTCGTCCCTTGAGATATCGGCAGATACAGTGCGAAGAGGAGCATCCCCATTAAACCTAAAGAAAGGGAGTAGAACGAAGAAGATGGCCCGTTCTGCGACCAGAGCTTTGGTAATTGTATGGTCAGGATGTGCAAGCCATGCATCTCTTATTCTTTTTGCCTCCAGTTCTGACTGTGAATCTTCTTTAATACCATGGGCATCTACGATATATCCAAGTGCGAGATCGTGTCGCTCCTCGTCTTTAACATTTGAGAGCAGAAGCTCCCGAGCGTGATCGGGAACCTCTTTTGTAAGTGCTTCAGTGATGAATTCTCCAACAGGTAACTCCATGTGACGTATTGCGAGTGCACGTCTAATAGCATCCTCTGATCCATCTTTAAATACTCCAGCGGTGGGTTTTACGGGGGACCACTTCCGCTTACGGTCCATTAATTTTTGGTATGGTGTTTTTCTCATCATTCTTGACAATCACAGGTTATAGGCTCGTTTCCGAGAATATCCTGTAAGTAATCATCGACTTCACTTTGATCTAATGCTGCATACGCATCGGTCTTGTCCTGTACGTCGCCCATTACTTGCAGGGAGTAGTAAAGGGAGGTCTGGGGTGAAATTAACCACTCTTCCACGAATTGTCTGTCGTAGGTTACTACATCACTCCAAGAGTTGAATGAGTATCCGTGAAGAAGTCCCGTATTGTTGAACATTATCATCGTTTGGTCTGCTACACGCTTATATGCGTCCCATCCAACTTCCGAGGCGATTTCAACGTCGCCATAATCATAACTTTGTACACCAAAGGTACCGCTATCTCTATCGATAGTCCGGCTTATTGGTGGTGCTATTTCTGGTGTGGCTGTATAACCATCCAGATCTTTACTTCTATATG